GTCAGATTGCCTGTACCGCCCCGTGTAATAGTGCTAATTGTTTGGGCAGTTGTGGTTGTAGCTACAAAAAACCAGCGTGTACCGTCATAAATACTTACAGGATCAACCCCGTTACAGGCTATTAAAAACTTACCTGCGGTGTTAGAAAGATTGACCGATTGCAACTTATCGCTATTTAAACCAGTAAATACACGAACCGCAGGGTTTACGGATGTTTCGTATATCTTGTCACCTGCTGCGGCAAATAGCTTGTAACCACCTATTTCCGTATAGTTCATCAAAGTATTGACAGCAGTCGTAATGCCTATTTCATAGCTACCGACTACTGATGCGCTACCGCTAGGTACAGCCGCCATTGTGTAGGTAAATGAAGTGCTATTAACTACGGTAATAGTAAATACACCGTTGTATTCGGCAGGTGTGCAGCCTGAAATAGCGACTTGTTTTCCAGTCGTAAGTCCGTGTGCTGTAGAAGTAGTAAGCGTAGCAACTAAACTGACACGGGTAATTGTGCTAATACTTACTGCGCCAGTAGGCGTTGTTAGCAAGCTAAATTGTGTCCAGCCCTTACGCATTGTTACATCGGTTGGTGTTGGATACCAGTTTACAAGCTGAATAGCATCCATTGGATTCATGTTTGCTTGCGAATCCCTAGCGTTCCAACCACCAATAGGGGAAGGCACAGAAGTCGTATTGGCAGAAAACCGTTTAGCTACCGCCATGATTAACTGCCGTAGCCAGTATCGGGAATGTTTGCCCAGCCAATAAGCACGGCACTTGGTTGCGGTGCAAAAGATAATGTAGCCGATCCTTTGTCGTTTGCCTTGGCAATGCTGAGATAACGCTGGTAATCCTGCTGCAATGAAGTAGTGTCAAACGACTTAATTTGGAAGTATTTGAGTTTAGTCAGGATTGCAATGACAGAATCATCTAATACGGTTGTGTCGCTATCGGCTGTAAAGCTATTTTTTACATCGCCTGTTGCGCTGCGTACAAACCCTTTAGAACGGTACTCAAAGCCTAGATATTCAAGGGTGTTGTAAGGCGGCCAAATTTGAAATTCATCGCCAAGAATACGCCAACGAACCCGTGGGCCAGTCGAAATATAGCCTGATTTAAGCCATTGCCATTGCTGGGCATCAACAGGGCCTAACATTTGCCAATGTTTTGTCTTATCCCAATGGGTATTGTCTGTAACGGTTTCGTAATCAGGTGGCAACGGATACTTGGTCTTGCTAAAAGTAACCGTGCCGCCTATAGAAGTTGAAGAAGCTAACTGACTGGTTGTTACTGTTGATCCTGTAACCGATTCTACATAGGTATCTTGGGGAATAGCTGTGCCTACAATAGAGTAGGTATTGTCCAAACCTGTGACATCACCAACATTTAATAGATCGTAAGTGTTGGCAATAGTGTCACCAGTTGTGGTTATTGCTGTTGTGTAGAAACGGTACTCCAACTCCAATGCTTGCCAATTATGCTCTTTAATAAGGTCATATCCAGCACGATTCATTAACGCAAGAATTTGTTGCACATCTTGGCTAGTGTTACCAACCACATAGGTCGGTACGGCAAGGTTAAGTTCAGCGGTAACTTGCTGGACTAATTGGAGTAGGTTGGATGACATTTAGGCTTCCTCTGTGGCTACCGTTTTCTGTTTACGGGGTTTCTTTTCACCAACAGCAGCAAGTATAGTAGCCATTTGCTCTTGCATTAAGGCTAACTTCGCATCTGTTTCTGCTTTTATTTTAGCAGTTTCTAGTTCCTTTTTGGCAAGTTCTTCCTTCAAAGCGTTAATTTCATGTTCACGCTTATCGGTTTCCGCTGCCGTTGTCGCTAGATTTAAAAATGCCTTTGCCTTGTCACGGAACGCATAAGGTGACATACCTGCAATCATGCCCATACGCTGTAACTGTTGATCTGAAGCGTGTGCAATAGATTCTACCGTTTGGAACTTAATTGCCCTTAATTCTTCGGCTTGGCTTTTTGATACTAAAGGCCATTCCGTTAAAGGCGTTCCAACCACTTCCTCATCATGCGCTCCCTGTCTATTCATGTAATTAGCCCATTGAATAGGGAAACGCTGCTTATGGTTTTGCAACGCATAAGTGTCGATTTCGGTTAGGGTATCGCCAGCAACGCAGATATGTACAAAGTCAAAGTCTTTGTAAATTGGTCTGCCAGCGTCTATTGATTCCTGCTCTTGTTGTACGGATTTCTTGTAAAAGCGTACTTGTAGGCGTGAATCTGCTCCTTGTGTATCTGAAGGTAAAGCCATTTTTAATTCTCCTAAGGTATTAGGTTGTTAAAAGGAAAAAGGGGCTACCGATTAAGGTAACCCCCTGTTTTTACTACATTTTGCTATTAAACACTAGCCTTGCCAAACCAACCGTAGTCACCTGAAACCATTGAAACTGCTGGGGAGATATAAGCTCCACCAGTAGCGGCAACAGTAAAGGCTGTTGTGTCGATGTTGCAAACAGTCGTGCTTGGGGCAATAGTAGCAGCAGCTTCAGCCCAAACATAACGCAAACCATCAGAAGCGAAAGTTTGTGTGCCAAGTGGGCCAAAGTCTACTGGCTCACCGTAAGCTGCGATGTCGGCTGCAGACTGGATGCTGTCTAAATTAATCCCAGCGATGGGGAGAGTTGAATATGCCATGATAATTTCCTTTATTTAGTCGGTTGATTAAGCTGAACCAGTCAAAATGCCCTGCAATGAAGCGTTGGAGCAGGTTAAATTGCCGGCCCAACCATACAGCTTCACGATTGCATCTTGGTTAATCGACTGACGCTCACCACCAATAGGAACGAAATTACGCTCTTTGTGTGGTCGGAAGAAGATGTAATCGGTGTTCAAGAGGTACATATACAATGCGTTCTCTTGTGCGCCAATACCACCACCCAGTACCACATCAGCAGACATACCGCCACCGTAGAACTTGAGTGATGCGAAACCTGCTGCACCTTCGTCTACACCAGCAATACGCTGAATTGCTTGCAAAGAAGCTACATAACGCTGATACAAAGTGTTACCAGCAATAATAAGGTCAACCTTATCATTACCACGAACAGATTTGATAGCAGCAGTTGTCATAGCAGCTTGGATTGTTGCAGCATCGTTAGCACCAGTAGTTGCTTGGTTACGCCAAAATTCCCAGTTTGCACGGTTAATTCCACCGTATGTGCCTGAGTTTGGTGAAGTTGAAACGGCAGCGGCCAATCCAGTAATGTTCTTACCACCGTTACCAGTTCCGTCACCATACAAGTCACCCGAAATGCGGTTCAACAGACGGGCTTCAGAAACTTGCATACGACCATCTAAAAGGTCAATGATTGCTTCTTTGCTGCTGTTTTGCAACATTTCTAGACCGCTCATTGTCACAGAATCAGCATACTGAGTAATGCTGAACTGAGCCGCAGAGATAGGGCTATCAGGCGTAATATTCAATACTTCATAGCCGCTATAGCTATTAGCATTGTTAGTCGCTGGATCGTTGTACATAATTTCCTCAAGGATTACATTACCGCCTGAAAAAGGCCGTACATTCCCTTTGGAGTTAAGACGCTGAAGAATTGCATTGTTTTGTGTCAAGTTATCTGCCAATACTCCGCTACGACTTTGAATGGTGGTAGCGATAATATCGGTGATTGCGCTATTTGCGAATGCCATGATATTTCCTTTATTAGATTAAGTTAAACCCGACCACCCTCTGCATCGGCTAAATTAGCCATCAGCAAGGATCGTCTATCCTTTGCATCTGTGCTTTTCACTTGACCGCTAGGAGTAACGGATCGTGGACTAACAGCAGTTGCTTTAGCTTTAGCTACTTGCTGTGCCTTAGACGCTTGTGAACCAACTGATTTCAAGAGTTTATCTTGCTCTAGTTTGTACGCTTCGTCATTCATACGCACCGCTTTGGCATAAGCCGTTTCTAGGTTTGGGGCTAAACCTCGCTCAAGTAGTTGAGCCATATCTTCCCGTACCATGTCAAAGTGCGGAAACCGCTCTCTGTCACTACTTACCCGATTGATTTCTTGGCTCAATCGAGCATTTTCTTCTTGCTCCCGTATCGCTGACAGTTGATAAACTTGTTGCTGTGTAGCTTGAAGTTGTTGCATTAACTGTTGCTGATACGGATCTACATACGCTTGTTCAGGCATCTGAACTGCGTCTTGATTTAATTGTATTCCATAATCTTGTGCAAGTCTATGGAACATCTGCACCTTCTCTTGATATGGTGCTTTGCTTAAAATCATGTGCGCCCGACCTAGATTGTTGATCCAAGCAACGGGATGAATACCTTGTGCTTGCAGTTCAGGAATGTAAGGGCCAATCGCTTCCGTAAGTTGCCGTGCATTGTCGGCTTCTGCTTTGTAGGCAGAAACACCTTTTTTGTACTCGGATTCCCGTTGGTTTGCATATTCAGCAAACTTAGCAAACTCCGCTTTATCTAACGGTTTGCCTTCCTGCATCTTGTTCCATACCTCGACATACTCTTTTTTCCAAGTAGTAGGGCGTTTTATTTCCTCGTCAGAAACATCACTAGCTTGTCCCACCATGTCAGATTCTTCAGCGGAATCCTGCTCGGTATTGGCTTCTTGGCTTTTGAAGCGACCTTTTTCGTCACGACTAATTTCTTCGCTGCCACTTTCTTCGTTGGCGTTTTCGGCTTGGATTGGATCGTCATTTACTTCAATCTCCTTTTCAATAGGGGCTTCTAAAGTGCCATCTTCGGCTTGGTCTAAGGCTGCTTCTAGTAATTCTCTGCGGTCATCTGACATAGTTTTACCTGTAGTTAAGTTTGGAATAAGTAATTTCAGCAATCTGCCGTTTACGGGCTTCTTGATCTTTGCGGCTAATTTCAGGGGCTTTTTGCTGCATTGGCACAGCATCGCCTATTTCCACGCAGTTATTACGCTTTAGGTTCTCACGGTGTGCGGATCGGCTGCCTACCCATGTACCATCAGCCATGCTAATGTGTCCTGCAATGTCAGGCATTACCATAGGGGCTACCCTAGACTTCATGGCTACTTTATCAAGCCACGATGCTTTGGCGGCTTCTAAGCCAATAGTAGGTGTCCACCATTCTAGGAAAAATTCCTCATCCGTTTGTTTGGCTTCAACATGGTTTCCTTTGGAATATCCGCATTTAGGGCAAATCATAGGTTCTCCAATAATGAAGGTAATAAATGCCATTCTTCTTTTCTAAGGGTTACTACTGAATCGTACCATGTTGCGTTTTTCCAACGCCAACAGATGTAATCATGGTCTGGCAGCAATAAAAAGCACTTTACACCTAATGCACCAGCTAAATGTGCGGTGGCAGTATCAGGTGCTACTACTGCTTTCATCGCCTTCATGTGGCAGGCAGTCTTGTAAAAGTTCTTTTTCCATCCGTCATTAGGTAATGGGTCAAACACATCGTCTAGTTCTATATGGAGTGAGTAAATATCATCACCAACCAGTTCTCGCATGGTTTCTAGGGGAATTGACTTGGTGTAGTGCAATGGGCCATTAGATGCAGACCAATTTACCCCTACTTTGCGTTCAATATTGGATGGTCTAGCCTCAAAATACCCTTCAGAGCCAACAATCTTTTGGGTTGTAACAGGAAAGGATTGTTTGACAAAAGGGGGTGCATAAGTCGCAAAATGGGGTAAGGACATAGACCCAATCCAGTAATCTGCTTCTAATGGTGGGCCTGCTGTCTTAGAGCAAGAAATGTAATCTATGCAATCCATCGTTCCAAGTAGCTGCATCATGGATTCATGGCACATAACACTTAAAGTCTTAGCTCCCCAAGCCTTGAGCATAGGTAAAAATCGTGCAAATTGGATAATATCGCCATATCCCTGTTCCATTTGGACAGTAATGTGCTTACCAATAAGCCTTTCACCATCCCATTTGGGTGCTTTTATCCATTTTTGCCAGTTTTCACCAGTTGCCTGCATCACCAAAGGATGCCAACGGAACTCAAATAGGCGAAATCCAGCTTGGAAATGCCCCATGTGTAGTAAATCTACACCTTTTTTGTACTGTCTATATGCTGTCATGTTTCAGGCAAGTAATCGCCTTCTCCTTTATAAAAACAACGCTAAAATTCCATCCTCATCATCTTTTTCGGCAAGTCGTTTGGCTTCCATTACTCGCAATTGCTCTTGAATGAGATATTGCTGGTTTCTGTAAGCTACCGCTTGAAGGATATTATCCCGTTGTCGTTCAAGGTAGCTTATAGACCGCTGTAATTCTTCTGTTTCAGCTAACGGTATATCAGCTTTAACCTCTTGTTTGGATTGTACTTTAGGTTGCTTAACTTTTGCAACAGGGTCAATTAAATCTTTAAATGCTTGCTTGCGTGAAGCATTAGCATCTTTAGTGGCTTTTTCAAGTAAACGCTGCCGTTCAGCTATTTTTGCAGATAGCTTGCGGATTCGTTTTAATTCTTCAGGTGTCCAGCTTGCATCATCCCCACCAGTTAGGTTACTGGTAGGGGTTGGGGGAACATAGACTTGAAAGGCGTTGTTTTGAAACGCATTAGCCTGAAAAGCCGATGCAAACATTACTGGACTACTTCGGGTTCTTTAGGCACTTTTGGATCAGCTTGTTCTTTAATCTGCTTTACAAGTTCCCATGCACCAGTCTTAGTGGGAAGTTCACCTAGCGTTTGCAGAATGAAATTAACAGCGTTAATGTCAAGTTCTAGCTTAATCATGCTACTGCCTGTTCAAACGGTGTTAAGTCGTAGCCAGCGTAGTAGTCACCTTTAGCAATTTGTATGGCGAGGTGGTCTTTGTTCCGCTTAACGGTATCAGCCCAATCTTCATCAGTCATATCTTCAGGCTTACCAGCAGATAATAAATTAACGCTATCCATTGCTGCCGAATATGCTCTTGCTACTTCTTGTTCAGGGGTAAGTTCTAACATTTTATTTTCCTAATTGTTGTTTAAGGGAATCTACTTCTGCTTTAAGTTCTTGAATTGCTTTAACCAATACAGCAGTCATTCGGTCATAAGAAAAGCCTTCAATTTCACCTTCTGCACCGTATTGCACTAATTCTTTAATTCCAGCTTCATCAACCTCATCAGCAATAAATCCAAAATAGTCTTTAGTTTGGTCATCATTTTCACATTTAGATTTATAAACTACTGGTCTAAATTTATTGATGTCAATAGAAGGTAAATCTCTAACATCTTGTTTGTATTTAAGTGCTGAAGTTGCCCTTGAAATACCGCCATTGGATGCTACGCACACATTGGCAGAAACAGCTGTTGTATTGTCATAAACACTTTGCACATATAAAGCTGCAGAAGTATGATAAATTTTTGGATTTCCATCACCATCCGATAACACAATGTGGTTACTTGCTGTACGGATGTCTAGACCGCCTTGGTTGCCGTTAAAACCACCAAGAATAGTGTTGTCAGAACCTGTGGTCATTAAGTAACCACAGCCATTAGTTCCGTTAAATGAACCGACAAAAGTATTTTGCGTACCAGTACTGTTATATCCTGCTGTGTAGCCAATTAAAGTGCTACCTGTTCCCACATTAGAATATCCTGCTTGGTAGCCAACTATTGTTTGACCACCTTGTGCAACAATTCCAAAGCCAGCAAGCGAACCAATAATTACATTTTGTTGGCTGACTGCATTGTAAGCTGCTTGTCTACCAATATATGTGTTGTCTGCGTTAGTAGTATTACTATATCCAGCTTGGTAGCCTACTGCTGTGTTATTAGATGCGGTGGTGTTTTGTCCTAATGCACCAGCACCCAATACAGTATTGAATGAACCAGTAGTATTACTTCTAAGTGCTGAAAATACAGTTGCTTCGTCAGTACCACCAACAGCAATATT